TTTATATGATGGGAATATATTTGTAGACATATGGGAAAAAGGTGTAGGTTATGTACCTAGTTGCGGAACAGGAGCTGCATCTGCAGCATTATTTAGTGACAATATATTTGTAGATGTATATTGTAGAGGCGGTAAGTATACAATCAAAAAGGATTATTACAGATGGACTATGGAAGCGGAAAATATTTCTTGACACAAACTTAAAATTTTGATATAATATATATAATTATGATAGCAGAAGAATTACTACAAAGCAAAGGAATACAGTACCAAGTAAGTGGGAAGGATGCAAAAATACATTGTTTGAATCCTGAGCATGATGATACTAACCCCTCAATGAGAGTCGATAGAATAACAGGAATATTCCATTGCTTCTCGTGTGGCTATAAAGGTAATTTATTTACATACTTCGGTGCTCCCGAATCTCCAACTGAGGTTCGTATACACCGAATAAAAGACAAGATACAAAAAGTTAAAAGCGAAACTGTCGGCATACAACTCCCAAAAGACAGATTGGAATGGAGAGGTGGAGGATTTCGGAACATTTCCGAAGAGACTCTTGCAATCTGGGATGCGTTCACATGGAATGTACCTAGATTTGAGAATCGTATCATCTTTCCAATCCGAGACATTACAGGGAAGACAGTTTCATTGATAGGTAGAAGTCTGGACGATTTTAGTACAATGAAGTACTATATCTATCCAACAGGAGCGGAGATGCCGTTCTGTCCAGCAAAAGTAAAACCTATGCAAGGAAGAGTTATATTAACAGAGGGTATATTTGATGCCCTCAATCTTTGGGACAAAGGTCTCAAAAATTCTGTGTGCTGTTTCGGTACACAGCAAGTGAGTTGGGTCAAACTAAGTCTACTGAAGCTACAAGGCGTTCAAGGTATAGATATTATGTTTGATGGGGATGAGGCGGGCAGACAAGCTAGTGAGAAAGCGAAAGAGATTGCTGAGAAACTAGACATGAGTGCCAGGATAGTAAAGTTACGAGATAACATAGACCCTGGCAATTTAACAAAACCAGAAATAGAGAGATTAAAAGAAAAATTATATGGCTAAAGTAGCACTAATAGAAACAACACCTAGTTCCACGAACTTTGATAGATACTTCGACTTTGAGTTCGAAAGGTTTGCATTGTGTAGTGATTCTAGTAAAAGAAAAATTTTGAAAAAAGATGTAGATATCGAAATCGATGTCGATGCGTACGATTGGCTCATTCTAGTAGGTTCTGAGCCCTTCAAAAACTTCACGAGAAAGACATCAATAACTGAGTACAATGGAAAAATAATTGATGATAAATTTTTGGCTTTAATTAACCCTGCAATGATAAAGTTCAGACCAGAGGCAAAGAAGTCATTCGAGGAAGCAGTCGAGAGTATAACAGGATATGTAAGCGGAGATCTTCAGCAAGTATCCTTAGGAGAAGACAAATGTTATGGAATCACAGATAGTAGAGACCTATACATATTTTTAGACAAAGCACTTGATTCAGACTATGACTTCATAGCACTTGACTCAGAAACATCAGCGTTATACTGTAGAGATGGTTATATGCTAGGTTTCTCAATGAGTTATGAACCAGAGCATGGCGTTTATGTAGATTGTGATTGTATAGATGAGAAAGCAGAAAAGCTTATGCAACAACTATTCGATAAGAAAAGAGTAGTCTTTCACAATGCTAAGTTTGATTTACAATGGTTTATTTATCATTTCAACTTCAAGTTTCCAAGATTTGAAGACACTATGCTTATGCATTATATGTTTGATGAAAATCCAGGTACGCATGGTCTAAAGACACTAGCAATTAAACATACTGAGTACGGAGACTATGAGGCAGAACTTGATAACTGGGTAACAGATTATCGTAAGAGAACTGGTATACTCAAAGCAAGTTTCAGTTATGATTTGATACCATTTGATGTAATGAAGAACTATGCTGCAATGGATGCAGTTGTTACCTTCTTACTATTCCAAAAGTTTGAAACAGCAATACTAAAGAATGAGAAACTTTATTGGGTTTACAAGAACTTACTGATAGAGGGTTGTAGATTTTTGAGTCAAGTAGAAAGTAATGGTGTACCATTTGATGCAGTTAGATTACAGTTTGGTCAAAAGCGTATGCAAGAAGATATTGATGCCGCAGTAGAGAAACTAAATAGTTATCCTGAAGTGAGACAATTTATCAAAGACAAAGGCGGGTTCAACCCGAACTCAACAGTACAATTACGAAGTCTATTATTTGATTATGTAGGCTTAGCCCCAACGGGTAAGAAAACGGGTACTGGAGCTGATAGCACAGATGCAGAAAGTTTACAGAAACTTGCAAGTAAGCATGCGATACCCGAGTTGATTTTAGAAGTTCGACAGAAAGTAAAAATCAAAACTACATATCTTGATAAAATTATACCTGCACTCGATATGGACGGCAGGTTACGAACAAACTTCAATCTACACGGTACGACATCGGGTCGTCTAAGTAGTAGTGGTAAACTGAATATGCAACAGCTTCCGAGAGACAATCCAACAGTAAAGGGTTGTATCAAAGCAAAAGCAGGTAATAAGATAGTCGCAATGGACTTAACAACAGCAGAAGTATATTGTGCTGCAGTTTTGGCAGATGATAAAAACTTAATGAAAGTATTCTCAGATGGTGGGAACTTTCACTCAACCATTGCAAAACAAGTATTCAAACTACCAGGGGAGGTAGAAGATGTAGCAGAACACTACACAGCAGAAAGACAACAAGCAAAGGCAGTTACATTCGGTATAATGTATGGAGCTGGCCCAGCAAAAATCAGTGAACAGGTTACCAAGGATTCAGGTAAATACTTTAGTCCTGCAGAAGCTAAACATACTATTGATGATTACTTCGAAGCTTTTCCTAAACTAAAAGGGTGGCTCAATAACACACAGAAATTTATACAAGCGAATGGCTTTATATACAGTCATTTCGGCAGAAAGAGAAGACTACCAAATGTATTCTCACAAGACAAAGGTATTGCATCACATGAAGTAAGAAGTGGTGTAAATGCTCTCGTTCAATCCGTAGCAAGTGATGTAAACTTACTCGGAGCGATAGAGATGCAGAAGTATATAGTCAAGACAGGAATGAAGTCAAAGATATTTGCACTTGTTCATGACTCTGTGTTAGCAGAAGTTCCTCTTGATGAAGTAGAATTATATAGTGCAAAACTGAAAGAATTTATACAGAGAGACCGTGGTCTTTCTGTGCCAGGAACCCCGATTGGATGTGACTTTGATGTAGCTGATGATTATAGCTTAGGAAAGTTTGAAAAGCTATATGATTTGTCGTAATGAAACAATCTTTATACATATACCAAAGTGTGGCGGGACTGCCATCACAGCTCAGTATTTACATAAGTATGGTGTTCCAACTGACCCACAAATGCGAGTGGGAACACAGACCTGGAGTCAAGGATATGCAACTCATTATATAAGAGGTTGGAGAAATCATCCACCCTATAAAATGTATACTATGAATATGCATGCAACTTACGACCAGTATGCCTTACAATATCCTGATTGGAAATACCTTTCATCAGTAAGACATCCATATAATCGTTTTCGTAGTGCATGGAATCATCTATCAGATATTGAATTAGTAGATACACCTTTTAAAAATTGGGTTCCTCGTGCCATTGCTAGTATGCAAGAGGGTAAGTGGAACAAGTGTATAGATGACAAAGATGCATTGTATGAATTACATATAATGAAACCATCGTTTGACCCAAGTATAGTTATGAAACCACAATGGCAATGGATAAGACCAGGAGTAGAAGTTCATAAGTTAGAAGATAAAACTATTTGGGAGAAACTAAAGATAAAAGAAGCTAGAAAGAATGTAAGTCAAAGCAGACCTTATGAATGGACAGATAAAAACAAAGAGTTAATATACGAGTATTACAAGAAAGATTTTGAGGATTTTTATTATGGAGCCTAAGACTTACTTAGATTTCGAGGATAGACAGCATAAAGGCGAGGGCGTAGCTGATTTTGAGAATATAGATACTATTATACCTCACGGTGGTGGAATAGAAAGCCAAGCAGCTTTGGCATGGGCAATAGATACAGGTAAAAAGCCTATTGTTTGGACAGATTTAATTGCAGAAGTGCCTGGAGCACATAACTTAGTTCTTGCTGCTAGAAAGTCAGCAGACTATTTTAAAGTGCCATTTGTATTGAGTACTAATTCAATACCTATGAAATCTATAAACATACCTGCAGGGTTTTTAAACATTGATAATGTAGTAAAACTAATAGTAGGAAACCCACAGTGGGCTATAGAATATGTTGTATTTGGAACGAACACTGATGATAGTGGACAACAAAGAGGTATGTTAAAAAATGTACAAAGAAATGTAGAAATGATAAAAAATCAAGAGTGGGAAATACATGGGTTGCAGTGGGAAAAGAAATTAGGTACACCCCTAATGTTATTTCCATTTGAGCATAATACAAAGTCAGAGATATACTCATTTATTATGAGAAAATATCCTGTCCTAGTAGATTATGCATGGACTTGTATGCAACCAGTACAAGTAAAAAAAGATAAAAGATGGTTGCCTTGCGGTAAGTGTGCTAAATGTATAGAGTACAAGGCAGCAAAACAAACAGCAGAAAATGCATGGTTGAAAGTAAAAGTAGGAAAAAATTATAAGGATTTATTGAAGTGAAAGTATTAATTTTTGGACAATCTGGAGCAGGTAAAACAACTCTTTGTAAGAATATAAAGAAGATTATGACTGACAGAGTTGTTCATATAAACGCAGACCAAATGCGCCACGAAGCCGATGACTGGGATTTCTCAGAACAGGGTCGTTGGAGACAGTTTAGAAGAATGTTGGATAAAGCAAATGCAGTATCAGATAGTGGTAAAATTGCATTAGTAGATTTTATATGTCCATTCAAGTCAGGTAGAGAGCAGTTTGATGCTGACCTGACTATATTTATGTCAGGAGTAGTAGAGAGTAAGTATGAAGATACTAACAAAATATTTGAGTGGCCTGAGTGGACGGAGTATGATTACGATATACATGAGTGGGATGATGATGACCCTGTTGATGTATGTTGGAGTATAGGACATAGAATATGGAAAGATGAAACTCCCACAGTACAAATGCTAGGTAGGTGGCAACCATGGCATGAAGGACACGAGGCATTACTAGAAAGATGTCTAGAGAAAGAGCCACAAGTAGAAGTGCAGATTCGAAGTATGGAATGGGACGAAAATAATCCATATTCTGCATATGAGATAGAGAAAAAATTAAAAAAGAAACTAGCACATTTAGCTGGTATAGTACAAATTAAATCTGTTCCAAATATAGTAAATATTACTTATGGAAGAAAGGTTGGGTATGTTATTGAACAAGAACATTTTAGTAAAGATATAGAGGATATAAGTGCGACAAAAATTAGACAAAATACCGCCTAATTGTTTACATATAAATTATGCATTAGACAAAGAATACTTAGAAGAAGTAGCATATACTTTGCCAAGAAAAGAGTTTTATTTCAAAGGTAAAAAGATACATGGGTATCATTATGCTCCTTGGAGTAATGCTTTACTTGAAGGAGAGTTTGTTGGAATGTTTGGTATAAAGGGTAGATTTAATATGAAATTTATATTCTTATCGCCAACAACTCGTTTAGACTGGCATGTAGACAAAGGTACAAAATCAGCAATAATATGGAAGATGAGTGGGGATGACCCTATAGAATTTAGAGATAAGTCTTACAAGTATGAGATGGCGATTGTAGATACAAGTAAAGAGCATCGAGTCGCTCCACTAGCCAATGAAAGAGTATTATTTAAACTATCTTGTTTTGATATGCCTTATAAAGATTTAGCAAGTAATTTTGCAAGAAAATATATGTATTATGAACCGAAAAATTAAGTTTCCAATCTATGTACTTTCAGAAGAGCCAGAAGAAATTGATGGGCTAGTGCTTATTGGTGACCAAATAGTTGATGATAAAAACATGAGTGGTAAAACTATTGGTATGAGAAGATTACAAACACCAATGAAAAGTGTATATCCACTTCGATATCAAGTAGATAATGAAGTAGGTATGATGAAACACAGGGGGAAACATTTTATAGACAGCGATGGAGTTTATTGGTATGATGAAAAGACAAAGACAACACCACTAAAATACCATAAGATTCGCAAAGTAGAAAAGAAAGATATAGCAACAGTAGTATGGCTAAAAGATGTGCCATTTCCTTTTGTAGAGGCAAGACCTCCTATGAAAGGTAGTAGCTGGGCAGGAGTACTATATCAAAAGGGTATTCCGTGGAAGATATGGGAGTATTGTGAAGAAAAGAAAAAAGATACATGGAGAAAAATATGAGTAGAAGTCCGTATGATTACTACCCCACACCAGAATGGTGTTATGAAAATTTACCGATAGATTGGAGTCAGTTTAAAACTGCAATGGAACCTTGTGAAGGAGATGGTAGAATAACAAAGTTTTTACAAAATAAAGGAATAGAAGTATCTACCTGTGAAATACAGCATGATAAAGACTTTTTTGACTATGGACATGATTTTACAGAAGATCATGGGTTTGATTTAATATTTACAAATCCACCCTTTAGTATAGCGCAAGAGTTTATTGAACATGCAATGGGATTATCAACTACAGTAATAATGTTATTAAGAATAAATTTTTTAAGTAGTCAAAAGAGGTACGATTTTTGGCAACAGTTTCCGCCTGATGGGTTATTTGTACTAAGCAAAAGACCTTCATTTACAGGGACAGGAACTGATTCACAAGAGTATGCATGGTTTGTGTGGAGTGATATAAAAGAACTCCAAGGAATAAAATGGATAAGATAGAAAGAGACTGGTACAAAGCACTATCATGGCGTATTATAGCTATGAGTGTAACTGCAATAATTGCAGTAACTGTAACAGGAAGTTATGAACTAGCAGCTAGTATAGCTGTAGCAGACAGTGTTATTAAAATAGTAGCATATGTCTATCACGAGAGGGCATGGAGATGGTTGACATCGAAAAATTAAGAGATAAATTAGCAACAAATATAGTATTAATTGAATTTGAAAGTTTAAAATCAGGAAAAGTTTACGATAGAGAGTATACTTTAAATGAGAAATATATGGAAGTTCCTAATCATATAAAAAATCAGAGTGGAGATACTGTGATATGTTATGATGTAGAATTTAAAAAATGGGAAGACTTACGAGTTGATTCAATACAAGGGTTTAAAGTAGTAGAATGAATTTTGACAAAAGTTTTATACCAGTATGGATAATACTAGCAATGCTAGTGTCTATGACTGTGTATGAACAAGTAAAAGTTAAACAAGTATGTGATTATACATTTCATGGAATTTATATATGTGCGGATTCGTAGTAACAACAGATACTGAAAATTGTGGTGAGATGATGAAACGACAAGAGTTTCGTGGTCCCGATGCAATGTCTATGTGGAAAAACAAAGATATTGCTATGGCTCACGCATTACTAGATATCAATGGAGAAAAACAATTACAACCATATAAAACCAAAAAGAATAATTATTTAGTATTCAATGGCGAGATGTATGATACTAATATACAGAATGATACAAAGTACTTAGCTGATGGACTAGAAACATATGGATTTAAGTTTTTAGAGTGGAATGATTGGCATGGAAGTTTAGCATGGTATCAACCAGAGAAAAGAAAATTAGTTATATGTAGAGACCACTTTGGAGCCAAACCTTTATGGATACATAAAAAAGGTAAAAATGTTACTGTTACTACAAGTCTAAGAAGCTTGTCAAATTTAGAAGAAAATACAAAAACAAAGCAAGGATATGTAATAAACTCATTATTACAAGGACATGAGAGTCCTTACAAAGATGTTATGAAAGTAGCTGCTGGAGAGTATGTAATATTTGATTTCAATACAGATAAAATAATATTTAAGAATCTTTGGAATAATTTTAAAATAAAAAGTAATCCGTTTAATAAAGAAGAGTTTAGAACAAGACTAATATCAAATATACAAAAGATAGCAAGTAATAAACAAAAGACAGGATTATTTTTGAGTGGGGGATTTGATAGTACATTTGCTCTATCAGTAGTAAAAGATATGAAT